AAACTTAGCGGCGAGCAAAAAGGTCTTTTGACCCACCATCTAAACTGGAATCCGGCCCACCCTCAATTAAAAATTAGACCTCGTGTTGATAACCAAAATGTTAAAGATGTTCGGTTAAGACAAGATGAGAATTTTATCACCACCGCAGTGACTCAGGATGACCTATGACCACTTCAAACAGTGTTGACTTTACTCTTGATGCGGAAGGCATTATAAGCGAAGCATTTAAGAAGCTTGGCATTAGAGCGGCAGAAACACCTTTACAGTCATTTGAAATTCAAGACGGATTACTTGATCTTAATTTAATGCTAAAGAGCTTTCAATCTCAAGGTTTGCACTTATGGACGGAGGAAGAAGGCATTTTATTCCTCGATGTTGGCAAAGAAAACTATCTATTAGGTCCGAGCGGTGACGAAGCAACGACTTTAGATGATTTTATAGGAACTACAACTGATAATAATGAAATAGCTTTAGCGACAGTTATAGAGGTTTCAGATACTACCGGTATGGCAGCTTTAGATAATGTCGGAATACAGCAGGACGATAAGACTCGACACTGGACTACAATCGTATCTATTGTTGCTAATGTATCTATCACGATCACAACCGGGCTAGTAAGTGCGTCAAAGGCTGGTAGTGCAGTATTTACTTTTACCAATTTAATCGACCGGCCGTTAAGGATATCGAGTTCAAGACGCAAAACCTTTGGTTCTGATAATGAAATCCCCGTTATATCATGGTCAAGAAATGAATATTTCAACCAAGTTAATAAAGCCTCACAAGGGACTGTTGTTAATGCTTATTATTCGCCATTATTAACCAATGGCCGTTATTATGTTTGGCAAACAGCTTCGAGTGTAAATGATTTTGTACGGTTTTCATTTGAACGCCCGATAGAGGATATTGATTTAACCACTGAGACTTTGGATATCCCTGTTGAGTGGCTGGAGACAGTGATTTATAACTTGGCTGCGAGATTAAGCGACACTTACGACTCACCTCCGCAAAAACTACAAATAGTATTAACAAAAGCTGCTGGTTTTCTTCAGCAGCTGACAGGTTGGGATGAAGAATTAGAAAGCGTTAACGTTCAGCCGGATTTCAGCTAATGCCTAAAATACCATTAGATTTTGCATCAGGTTTTTATGAAAGCCAATCAACACCATTGAATGCTCAGCGGTGCGTTAATTGGATCCCTGTAATTCCTCAAGCTAAATCTTTGAGCCAAAGGGCTTTATTTGGTAGGCCTGGGACTAAGCTATTTTCTACTCTTATAGATGCTAATCGAGGCAGCATCCTAGCTAACAATCTACCTTATTTTGTAAATGGAACCGCATTATTTTCTCTTAATATCAACGGAGACAAAACTAATCACGGCACTATAGAAGGGACTAAACGCGTCTCTATGGCCACTAATACCACAGTCGACGGCGTGACTAAAATTGTGATAGTCGTGCCTGGAGAAAAATCTTACGTGTTTGACACGTCATTAGGAATAGTTGGATTTTATAACGTCTGATTCTGTTGTGATGAAAGACGGATTTTATGTGTTCTCAGCCTCAAACGGTTTGAATTTCTTCAATTCATCATTAAACGATCCGCAAAGTTTTGATGCGTTAGATACCGGGACCGCAGAAATAGATCCTGATTTAATCGTCGCTTTACATGTTAATCATAATGAATTATTTGTGTTGGGCCAAAGTACGATTGAGATATTCCAAAATGTGGGCGGTTCGGGCTTTCCGTTTCAGAGAATACCAGGTGCAAATATTCAAAAAGGATTACACGCTAGGGCTGGAGTGGTTGAGTTTGATAATACATTTGCCTTTATTGGCGGTGGACTTAATGAGGAAACGGCTATTTGGCGGGTAACAGGTAGTTCCTCTGCAGTTAAAATATCAACCTCTGCAATCGATAACGCAATTCAAAAATTTAGCGAGGAAGAAATATCAAATGCTTTTGCTATGACATATGCCAAGGATGGTAATTTCTTTGCAATATTCACTTTTGAATCAGACATCATTCCAAGCAAGACTTTTGTTTATAATGCAACTACTTCGGCTTTAGCTGGTGGTTCTGTTTGGCACGAATTACAAACAAGTTTAAAAGATAACCGATGGGGCGCTCAATCAATTGTTAGAGCGTTTGGTAAATTATTAGTAGGTGATAATATTAGCAATAGAATAGGTGAACTAGATAATGATACTTTCGCAGATTATGGTGATCCAATATTAAGATTAGACACTATTTCACCGTTTAGTAATTTAGGTAAGGCATTATTTTGGGGTGATATTGAAATGACGCTGGAAGCTGGTGTTGGTTTAACATCAGGGCAAGGCTCAGATCCTACTATTAGAATGGAATTCTCAGATGATGGCGGTAGAACGTTCAGCGCTGAATTTTCACGTAATTTTGGAAAGATTGGACAGTTTGAAAGGCGCACTGTATGGCGAAGGCAAGGTAGAATGCCCGATCACCGAGTACTAAGATTTAGAATGACCGACCCTGTTAAATCTAATCTTTTAAGATTAACACTTAATGTGGAGAGTGAATAATGGCTATTATAACTCCACAACGAGCGCAATTTATAACCACTAAAGACGGTATCTCAACGGTATCCCTACCTTGGATAAAGTTTTTTGAATCATTAAGTACGGCAACCAATCAAACTGCAGATGATATTAATGAGAAAATACCACAAACAGGGCTCGTTAACCAGCTATTGGCACGAGTTGCAGAATTAGAAAAAAGGCGCGAGGTTTTGGTTTCTACTTCAATTGCATTAACAGCGAACGCTTTTGAAACGATAGAATGCACAAACACGAGCTTAGTACCAATTACTTTAGATCCGAATGCAGTGAAGAATGATTTCATTAACGTTATAAGAACAGGCGGTCCAGTCGATTTAATTGGACCAATCAATGATAGAACTAATTTACGGATTAATGTGAAAGAATTTTCAGTTAAAGTTATGTTTAACGGAACACAGTGGCGTAGAGTATGAGTAATAATGCCTCAAAAGAATTTCAAAACACTGCATATGGTGAAATTTCTAACAGTGAGATTACACCTATTTTCCAGATTAATGCGACTTATGGGATATTTAATAATGTACTCACAGTAATTGATTCTGGTGGCTTTGGGACAACAACTGTTGTAGATAATATGTATACCTGTCAAACCGGCACAACTTCAGATGGCCTTTCAAGTATTACATCCTTTAGGCAGTTAAAAATCAGACAAGGGCAAGGTGGAGGTACTAGATTTTCGTCTTTATTTACTGCAGGAATTGCAGATTCTCAACAAGTAGCGGGACTCATTACAGCGGAAAATCTTTTTGTATTTGGGTTTATTGGTACTGCCTTTGGAATAATTCATGCCTTCAATGGTGAAGCAGAGAATCAGGAGTTAACCATTACGACAGCAGCAGCCGGCGCAGAAACCGCAACAGTTACAATCGATGGTACGGCGCATGTAATTTCTCTTACTCTTGGATCCGGGACTGTTCAGCACACTGCATTCGAGATAATCACCAAACTCAATGCCATCCCTGTACCTAATTACATTATTACTTCAAACGATGATCAGGTTATTGCTCAATCTCTGATATCTGGACCACAAGGCGCATTTTCATTTAGTAGCACAGGCGCAGCCGCAGGAACTTGGGCCCAAATTACAGCAGGCGTCGATGTTACAATAAATTTTACCCCTCAAGCAAGTTGGAGTGAGGACACCAGATTAAATGGTGATTCTCAGGATATTTTAGACCCAACTAAAGGTAATTTATACCAAATCCAAGCATATATGGGGTTTGGCGGGGTTTCCTTTTATATAGAAGATAGCAAGACATTAGAATTGGTTAAAGTCCATACAATTCAATATGGAAATCAAAATACAATACCTATTTCAACAAATCCCACTTATCGCGTAGGCTGGCTGGCTAGAAATCTAGGCAATACAACTAATTTAACAATTCAAGGCGATTCTGCGGCGATTTATATTGAAGGCGAAATAGAAAGGGCCGCACAACCCTTGTCTGATTCTAACACTCAATTGAGTGTAGGTATAACTCCTACCAATGTGATAGCTTTTAGAAACCGATCTTCATTTGCTGGCAAAGTCAATAGAATAGAAGTCTTCCCTAATTTGTTCACAGCAGCGACAGAAGCAAACAAAGCTGCAATTTTTCAATTAGTGCTTAATCCGGTATTCTCAGGTGATGAAGATTGGTCATATTTTGATAAAGAGACATCTATCACCGAAATTATGACAGACCCATTACCTTTAGTTAGTGGCACTCCACTGGGTACAGTTATTGTCTCCGCTGGAACATCATTTCCGATAAGATTTAATTTAACTAGAAGTCAAGTTACGGCGTTCGGCCCTACTTTATCTTTGGCTTTAGTATCAAATATAACCAGTGGGGCGGCAGGTGACATGTTTGGAGCTGCAACATGGATAGAGGATAGATAAATGGCAGCATGTAGCCCGGCGTCAACAATTAAAACTATTAGTGACGCTATTGTTCCCGATGTAAAAACAACGCTTGATGATGATGTGGGGAATTCTATTGATGTAGTATTGAGAACTGCAGCCGCTATAACTGATGTAAGAACTGAGAAAGCAGTCATAACCTTAGAGGCTGTAATCGGTGATCAAACTATTGATATTGTCCAATCTGGCGGCAATTTAAAGCCGGAGGATGTCATCATAAGGTTAGAAGTTTTAGGTTATAGAATATCATCAAGACCAAAGAAGGCAGGTAGAGTTGGTGGTAAAGATAGAGTAACTTTAACAATAGCGTGGAATTGTTAAATTAGTTGTATTGCCTAGATTTCTAGCCAGCCAGCCTACGCGATAAGTGGGATTTGT